AAAACAAAAAGAAGATTCTAAAAAAACATATGAGATGCTTATAATTTACACATCAAATATTACCAATTTACATTTAAATGATTTTGAATCTTTTATAGCAAAACACGAATCTACTAAAATTCATATGTATGTAAAAAATAGATATGATGAATATGTTTTTGATCCTATTGATATAAAAATACCAGAAGATATTAACATTGAATTAAACTATGGTAAAAAGTTTTTGGGTATTGAAAAAGAAATTATCGATAGACTAAACAAAAACGATAATGGATTGTATATGTTTCATGGTGCACCGGGTGCGGGAAAGAGTACTTTCCTGAAGTATCTTACTACTAAAGTAAACAAAGATTTTATTTATATTCCAGCAACAATGATAGAATCTTTTATTAATGATCCAACTACATTTTCTAGTCTTCTGAAAAAGAAAAATTCGATATTGATTCTAGAAGATGCCGAAAAAGCAATAGTAAAAAGAATGGGCGATAACTACGATTCATCTGCGGTAACATCTCTTCTAAACTTGTCTGATGGTATTTTAGGGGATGTATTGAGATGTCCATTGATCATCACATATAATTGTGCAAAACAAGATATTGATGAAGCATTGCGTAGAAAAGGTAGATTGCAAGTTGACTATGAATTTGGTCCACTTGATGTAGAGGATGCTAAAAAACTAGCAAAACATCTTGGTTTCTCTAAAAAGGAGATAGAAGAAAATATTACTAAAAAAATGGTAATCGCAGAAATCTATAATCTAACTAAAAAGACCGAAATGGGTGAAATTAAAAAAGAAGAAAAGAAAATTGGATTCGGATTTTAATATGAATTTTGATACTCTTGTTAGTTTGGAAAATAGTTTTTCTGATATTTTATTTTTAGAAAAAAATCATAAATATACAATAGCAGGAGAACCTGCCAAAATGTCTGTTTCTCAATTGATTAAAAATTATGAGAAGCCTTTTGATTCTAAAAAAGCAGCATCATTTGTAGCACAAAGAGATGGATTTTCTGTTGAGGAAGTATTAGATCAGTGGGAATTCGCAAAAGATTATTCTTGTCATAAAGGTTCGGAATTTCACAAATACGTTGAAAATTATTTCAATAGAAAACAAACCAGTTTAGACCGAGATTCTATAACTTCTTTCTTTAATAAAAGAAATAGATTTAAATCTGATGATTCGGTAGAAAATTATTATAAAGATGTTGCAAAGTTAATTAAAAATTTTATAAATTTTTATAATTGGTGGAAACAAGAACATATTTTAATAAAATCTGAATTTGTAATTGGAGACAAGGAAGCGGGAATATGTGGCACTATAGATAATCTTTCTTATAATTTTAAAACTAAAGAGTTGGTTATTTTTGATTATAAAACAAATAAAGAAATTAAAAAGAAAAATCAATATAAAGAAAAATTTCTAGATTGTTTGAATCACTTAGATAAGTGTGAATTTATAACATACAGTTTACAGTTATCATTATATTCTTATATTGTAGAAAAAATTACACCATTAAAAATACCTAAATCATATATAGTTTGGGTTAATGGTGATATTAACTATGAATTAATAGAATGTTTAGATTTAAAAAAAGAATCTAATATACTATTAAATGATAATAAAAAATAAAAAAAATATAGAAATGTAATAAATTGAGTGTAAATATTCATACAACATAAAATTATGGACCCAATAACAAAAGCATACATGTCAATCCTCAACGAAAGCGTACCAAGCTCAGAAGTTAAAACTGATCTAAAAGTCGGAGCTGCTTTCGGTCATAAAGAAAATGAGAAAAACGTAACATCCTTCATCAAAGGTTCTGGACCTGATGCCGTGGATGGTGTTGAAAACCCCGATGAGGCTCCAGACGAATTAACATCCGACGTTGATTCATCCCTCAAGAAACTTTCTGGAGTCAAAGAAGCAAAAAATCCATTTGATATTCTTTTTAATAAAATTGTTTCAGAAGAAACTTTTAATTTCTCAACCGAAAAAGATAATGAACTTGATGCTTCAAACGCTTTCGATGACTCTTCATTAGATAATTATGATGAAACCGAAGAAGATGAAGATTCTGATGTTGATGAATTTATGGATTCCGAAGACGAAGGATCTGAAGAAGTTACCTTGACTTTAGATAAAGAAATGGCTCAAGCTCTAATTGACATTCTTCAAGCGGCTGTTGGTGGCGAAGAAGAAGGTGAAGAAGAATCTTACGAAGAAGGCGAAGAAGAAGGTGAAGAAGAAGGTGAAGAAGAATCTTACGAAGAAGGCGAAGAAGAAGATGAAGAAGAAAAAACCTTTCCAGAATCTTTCGCTTTAGATGATGCTGAAAATCTAAATGTTGATAAAGCAGTAAAAGAATTAACTAATCCTAAAAATCATACAGTAAATTCTACTCTTAAAGCTAAAAGCAAAAAAGCAGAAACACCAGCAGTTGGTAAAAAATCTGATGGTAAATTAAGTGCTCATTCAACAAAAACTGGAGTATCTAAACTCACAAAGAAAAAACAAGAAGTTTCTGATAATTCCGCTAAAAAAGGTAAAATGTTATTTGATCTAAAATAAATAATATTAAAAAATAAAAAAAGAAGCCCCGATTTATCGGGGCTTTTTTGTAAATATATGTAATGACATTTTTAGAATATTTTAAAATAAGTAAAGGTGAAAAAAATTCTGCTTCTATAAATACAGGTTCATTATCTAATAACGAACCTGTACACAATCATCAAAAAGGTCTTTATGGCGTAAAAAAAATATTAGGAAATAAGAAACCTAATGCAATTGCAAAATATTTAATACAAGACGATGATTTAGTTTCCATGTGTAGAAAGACTGGTAAGGATCAAATATTAAACCTTTCGTCTGCTAGTTTATTATGTAAAAAATATAATGGCGACGAACGAGGATTGCCAACTCAACAAGAACCACAAAAGGGATTAAAAGGTACTGGGGTATATATGATATTATTACCTAATGGGTCTTATAAATTAACATTCAAAGGAGTTCAAGATGGAAAAGCTACGATTCCTAGATAAAACAAAAAACTTTCAAGAACGAAAGAATATTTCCAACTGGTGGAAAGAGCAAATTAATATATACGGACAAGAAGTAACATACTTTTCCAGTTTGGCTCAACTATCAAGTATGCATACCTTATACGGAGAAGATGTAGAGTCTGGCTTTTCAGAAGGTAAGAAGTTAATAGTTCAACTTAATTTAAATAATGATTCTTACCTTTTATCTAAATTTGGTGTATTAGCAGATAGTGATATGACTGGTGTTATACATCCAGATTTATATACTGAAATATTCGGATTATCCTCCGAACCTAAAATGGGAGATTTAATGGAACTCACTGAGTTTGGTTCTGATAGAATTAATTTTCCTAAACGCGGAGCAACTGTTTATGAACTAACAGAGGTAATAGATGAGTTTCAATTAAATGCTATAGCAGGACATTATGTTTGGTTCTTTAAAGCCAAGCGTTACGATTTCTCATACGAGAATGGATCGCCTGGGTCTGGTCAAGGAAATAATCCAAATAATGATAATGATATCATAGAACAAATTTCTAAAGAAAACTTCAATTATGACGAAGGAGATAACTTATGTAGTAATCCTTCGGTATATGGAGATTATTAATATTGATTAGTAGTTTCTTTTAAATCTTCAAAATAAAAATTAAAGTTATATTCTTGTTCTAGAATTTTTCTAAGATACATATCTTGAGTTGATTCTATATATTTTGAAATTGCAATGGGTTTTAATTTTGATTTAAATGATTGACCTTTTTTTTCTGCTGTATCTGCTATTATATTAACCGCTTCATATAATGCCATCCATCTAGCCCAAGTTGCTGATTCTTCATGAATTGCTGACCATTGTTTTTTATTTTTCATATTATTCATCATCATTATCAATTAAATCTTTTTCCTTCAGAGAAACTCCTTTTGAGGATACTGGTATTTGTAATATTTCCGTTTGTCTGGCTACGACAAATTGAATCTTTACTGAGTTTGTTTTTCCGCAATTAGAACAAGAAAATGAAGATGATTCTAAATCATCAGGAATAAAAGTCATAACATTTTGATGATTACAATAAGCACACTGTAAAATAGTAGAAAGAGATTCCAACGAATCTAATTCTTTTTGAAGTGTTTTTTGTTTAAAATATGATGTTATTAAATTAGCTACGAATGAAAATAAAATATATTGTATACAAAAAGCTAAAATAAATGATGTTATATAATTTCCCCCTACATTAGCTATAGCTAATGCAATTATTGCTGATATAAAGATTACCGTAACTGTGGATTTTATTAGTTGTTTTATTGCTTCTATACTCATGACATAAATATAATACTATATTATTAGAATGTCAATATTATTTTGGTAATTTTATAGCAACTTCGGTTCTTTTTAAATGAGATGGATTGTTATTTTGCGATGCATTCATTTTTATCTCTGGTGTTTT